TGATCTTTCCAGCGGCCAGCTCCCGCTTCAGCCCGTCAATATAGAAGTCAACGAAGCCGGTCTGGATGGCCTTCTCGGCTTCTGTGGCTGCTTCCTGGTCAGCAATAGAACGCTCTAGAAGTTCTTTCTTCCTATCGGCTGCTTCCTTCGCGTCCTCTACAGGCTTCTCGAACTGCAGAATGCTAGTGATCTCTTTGGCTTCATCATTCAAGCGCTTCTGCGACTTCTCTGCTTCGTCGACAGCTTCTTTATAGTTGCGCCAACCCGCTTCTGTCTTCTCCATGCCAAAGATCGTGAAATGCACCCCACTCTTCAACTTTTCCGCTTCTACGTTCACGTTTCTGAGCGCTTGCTGTATCTGTGCACTGCGTGCAGACAACTCTGCAAAGTTCTCCTCTGAGTTCTTCGCCTCAGCTGTCAGCTTTACCAGGCCTTCTTTTCCGATCACACCAGTATCGGCAAGATGTTTATGCAGCTCGATGTTCTTCAAGATCAGCTTGTCGTTTTGTACGATTGCTTCCTGATACGCTTCCTTGGCTGCCTTTCCGAAACCTCCCAGCTCCTGAGTAATCTCGATGAGCTTTTCTATGCCTTCTTCGATCGCATTGATAAAGAACAGTACGACGCCAACCTCGAATGCCGCCGCCATAGCCGACTGCACACCGGGTAACCTGGCTAACATCTTGTCCAGAGCAGCTGGTATCTTTACACCCAACCCCTCGCCCAACAATCCCAGCTTCTCGGTAGCATCGTGCGTGGCCAGGTTCAGCCCGCGCATCTCAGTGCGCACGGCTGACAGATGACGTTGCGCTTCATCGAGTCGTTCGGCGAGCTTCGCTTTGGCCAGCGGATCCTGAATCGATTCCAGCTCGGCCTTCAGGGCGCCTACTTCCTTGGTCGCCTCTATCCAGCGCGTGCCCAGCTCGTCCATGGCAAAGATTCCACCGCTGGACATCTTCGTGAAGGCCGCCGTGGTATTGCTGGCCATGGTACTCATGGCAGTGGTGGTGGCCGCCGTGGTGGTAGCGGTGCCCGCGACGACGCTCTGGCTGGCGGCGGTGCTGGCCGCCTGGGTCTTCGCTACCAGCTGGTTCAGCCCAGGGTCGACCTGGCTGGTATCTACGACTACTCCAACCTCTAGGATGACATCATCTGCCATCTCAGTTCAGCCCTCTCTTTTCCTTCTCGGCCTCGGCCCAGCGAATAGCGTCGCGCAGATGCTCAGGTATGGTAGAACGGCCCAGGACCGAGGGCGGCACCATGAGCTGCGCCATGGCGAATTGACTCTCGGCTGCCGCCTCGTCGAGCGGCTGCCAGGCAGGCTCTGAAGTGCCAATCTGGACCGACTCCCCCTTGCCGCCCCGCGCTTTTTCGTTAGCCTTGGCCTGCGCTTCCGCCTCGCGCCGGAAGAATTCCAGCAGCTCCATGCCCCGCTTCAGGCACAGCCCGTCCAGGTATCTGAAAGTCCACCCCGTGCGCGAGATGATCAACCCGTATACGTTGATCCAATCTACTGGACTAGATGCTTTCTTTCCGCGCCGGGCTCTGCCGGGGGGACCGGTTCGAGACCGGAGTTCCCCATGACGATCAGCATTAGCTTCCGAATGCTGCGGAGGTCGACCAGTTCTTCCAGCTCCTCGCGCCGTACGTCGGGATAATTCCGTGAGATCGCCGCCGTAACTATGTCCAGCCACTTCGACTGCTTCTCTGGCAGATTGACCTTGGTGATCCCCTGGTCCATGTCCAGGATCTCCGGCCACAGGTCCTTGGCCTGCTTCATGCTGAGCGATGGGACGATGAATTCCCGGTCGCCCAGCTGCACCAGCTCACCGTCGAACTTCACCTTTTTCTCATTAGCCACGTGCTTGCCTTTCCGGCGCCCTCGGCCCCGCTTGCGCGAGGCCGGGCCGCCCGTTCAGATTAGAAGAGGTCCGCCATCAGCTTGCCTAGGTTATTCGACGGATCGGCGTTGGCCGCACCATCGAAGTCCATGATCCAGAAGTCCTCGAGCTTGGTGGGTATGGCGATCGACCCGAGAGTAACGTCATTCAATTCGATCGCCAGGTACTTATTGCGGAAATGGTTGTACAGGAGCATGGTCAGCTCCGGCGCGTAGCCCATCAGCTGGTTGGCCAGCACGATGGTGGTTGCGGAATTCGAGTTGGTCGAATAGGTGTAAGAGATCTTCACCGTGCGGCCATTGTCGCCCGAGGCGAAGGAATACACGCCCGAGGTAGTATTCACCGAGTACTGGCCGGTGACCAGGCCCGCCGTATTCGAGTTGTACTCGAAGCTCTGGCCCGAGATGCTGTCCTGCACGCCCCAGTCTTCCACGATCGGAACGTTGAGCACGGTAGCTGCTGCGGCGCTCACCGTATGAGGCTCGCCGTCCGCGATCAGGTTGTAGCTGCCCGGCGTCTCGATCTGCGCGAAGTACAGCTGGTTGAGCAGGCGGATATCGAATACGGCCAGCTTGCCTTTAATATTGCACTCCAGCTTGCCGCGTGCCGTGGCGACAGGGAACTGGTACTGGCCAAAGAGCTTCTTCAGATCGCCCTTGAAGTCTACGTTAGCCTCCTGCAGCACGCCGAACTTCAGCGGCGTGGGCAACAAGGGCAGGTTACCGGCTGATGGCTTTGCAAAAAGCACGCCGGAGCCGAATTGAATGTTCATCTATCTTCCTCCTCCATTCCGGTCCCTTCCCAAGCCAAGGAAGGCCTTACATGCCCGGCACGTCACCGGCCAGCATGTACACGGGAATGGTAACGACGATCTGATCACTGGCTGTATTTACGATGACCGTACCTTCAATCCAAGTGTGATAAACCAAGCCTCCTAGTGTCTGCTTACTGTACGGCGGCTGCGCACCCTGGTAGAGAGCGCCGACCAGCCCCCAGACTACGTTGAAGCCCACGGTCTGTGGTGAGGTCGACGGCGGTATGGTGCCGTCCGCACGCAGGTAAACGAGAATGATCGCCGTGAACGTCCAGCGCCCGAGGGCGAACCACTTCTCCTCAGTATGGATCGGCCCAGGCACCAGGAACATTGCAGGCTGGCTGCCCACCGGCACATCGTCCGGCGCATCCATGACCCTGGCCGCCTGCTGCAGCGTGGCGCCGCCCGCGAAGGTAGCCTGCTGCAGCTGAGCGAACAATGCCGCATAGCAGGCCTCCAGGTAGCCGGGGTCGAAGAACGAAACCGGAGCAGGCGCCGCCATCAGGCAAGCTCCTTCTGCAGCCTGGCCCGCAGGCGCTCGATGATCGTGTCGCGCATCTCTCTCATCGAGCTGCGCATGTACGACCTTTCCGGCAGCTTGGGATGTGAGACATGCTTCACGACCACCCCGCCCAGTTCGGCGAACTCCCCGTACTTGGTGGGCCGCAGCGAGCCGCGCCGCTTGCCCAGCTTGAAGCGCAGCGCCCGCCCCTGGATGCGTAGCGAGGTGGCGCCCAGCGAGGTGCTAGGGAAGAAGGCCAGCGCTTTCTTATTCACCGGGTAGATGTCGTATGGATCCTTCACGCCACCATACTCCTGGACCGCCGGGTACACCGAGGCCAGCCCGCCGCCGACCTGCACCTTGCCAACCAGCTTCCCGGCTTCGACTCGTGTAGGCTCCTTGCGGGCCGAATTCAGTAGCTGGCTGCTGCGCTGCTGCAGCACCTCGCCGCTGAGCTTGGCCTGCACCTTGCGCAGCAGCTCCAACATAAGACGGTCCATCTCTGCCGAAAGCCCGGCCCGTACGGCAGCCCGCTTGCCTTCGATAGCAGCCTTGACCTGCTCGCTGTTGGTTTTGATCGAGAGCTTGATCATAGGATCTGCGCCATCCTCTTATGCTGCTCGAATACCTTGTCGTACTCTGGCGGCCACGCCCAATCCTGGTAGCGCGTGGTACTGGACGAACCACCCGTATTGCTGATGCCTTTCGACTGCATGTCCTGCCAGCCCTTGCGCTTGTAATTCAGCGCCACCACGCAACGGACCGCGTACTCGATGTCCGGTGGCGTATCCGGATAGCCAGCGTTATAGACGATCTCGACATTGCCTATGCCCAGCGAGAAGCAAGGCCCGCGCTGCCGCCCGCCCCAGGCGAACATATAGCGCGAGTAGGGGAAATTGGACATCCCGCCCACGCCGCCGCGCATGGTGATCCAGCGCTGGCTGGGCGCCACGTACACGCCCCAGTTCCCGTTGCTGGGCGTGGTCAGTATGGGGATGGGCGCCCCGCCTACGGTGACCGAGACCAGGCTCTGTATCGGCCAGGTCCTCAGCATCATTCGATTGTTTCCGTTCCCGTCGTACGTCTCATCGTACTGCTGGATCGAATTGAGCGTGCCCTGCCCGGTATATTCCAGCAGCCACTGCGAGAAGCTGGTGATCGCCGCCTGGATCTCGGCGTCGTCACTGGACCCAGTGACCACGGCGCGGTTCTTCACCGCGTCTACCGTGGTTAGGTCTATATTGTCGCCAGCCGTCTCGATCACCACAGGCTGTTCCTTGTGGTAGATCTGCAGGCCGCCCAGCTGCGCGTCTATGACCAGCACATACCCCACGCCATTCAGCGGCGGATCAAGCGTCCCTGGCACGGTCGTCCCATACAGCCCTGCAGAGATGTACGGCAATACCAGTCCTACGATGGGCTGGACCGGCGTGCCAGGGATCTGATCGGGGTTGCGGATCGAGCGCCCAGCGTACAACGTCGCCTGCATGGTCGCGCCGTTGATCGGCTGCGGCGGCTGCTGGGAGTCGGTCAGTGTCCAGTTCAGCTGGAAGCTGGTCAGCGCCGGAAAGGTCAGCGAATTCATCAGTTCACCTTCCCCTGGCCCGTGGCATGATCGACCTCAGCCTCGCCGGTATTCGGGCTGACCGTGCCGCCGCCGCCCTTGATGATCACGGCTGCGCCGCCGCTGGCATACTTGACCGTGCCGCCGCCGCTGACCGTAGTGAAGATGGCCTGGCCCAAGGCGCCCTTGGTGGTGCTGCCAATGAAGCCTACCGCGCTGTCGCTGAAGCTGAACGAATCGACAATAGTCTTGGCCGCGCTGCTTACATTGACGACGATCGTTTCCGAGAAGCCCTCCTCCTCGGTCTCCAGCCGCAGCAGGTCTACCACCACCGTGGCCGGATCCTTGAAGGTACCCACGGCCTCGGCAAACTGTACGTTGGTCGAGAGTGGATTGTGCAGCGTGACGAAGCTTTCCAGGTCTTCGGAATACGGGAAAGAGTCAATAATATTCTGCACCAGCGTGCTGGCCACTACCGCGAATTCCGAGAACTGCAGATCCTCGACCAGCTGCCGCACCGCGCTGGTGAAGAACTGCAGGGTCTCGGTGGTAGGGAAGCTGTCCGCCGCCAGCGTCACCACAGCTACCAGCGGGTTGGCCCGGTCCG